TTTCTATTTACATTTATTTGTTTAGGTGCGGTATGGTTATCTGTAAAATAGAATAGCTCCTCTATCTTATTTATTGCGGTTACAAGAAACTTAGAATCAAAATTTAATGTGGTATTAACACCACCACCATCATCCATAGAAATAATATGATAAATTGTACTATCAGAATCAACATTATAAGATACCACTAAATCAAGCTTTCCAGTATTAATAGAACCAGCAAAATTACTATCGTGAACAAACCAATATATAGTTTCATTAGATCCGTCCTCATAAGCGCCAATACAACGTGCTGAAGTACTTAAAACCGTTCCGTTAAATGATAGACTTGTCAAAAGGTTATTCCCTTTTGAGTTTTCTATAACACCCACTTCTGCGTTTTCTGTAGATCCCATACGTATATTTAACGCATCTATATATTGACCATTTGGAATCAGACGCTCATCGACCATCTTATTCATTACTCCCGCAGTAAAATTCCTTGTTAAGTTTGCCATATTACTTTAACCACTTATCTTTTCCTCGCATATTCATTAATAATCTGCCAGGATGTATATTACTAATTCTTATTTTTGCGTTTGCTAATAAAGAACGTTTTCTTTTTCTAGCTCTTGTAATTACATATTCTTGCACCCCAAGCTTTGAGCTTAAAATTGAATACTCAATATATGCATACAAAAATTCCTCAAACATTTTATTGACAGTAATCTTACTATTATCACCGCCTTCCATACCATCGGAAATATACTCTAGTACAACTAATTTATGTTGCATTCCTGAGCTAAAATTAATGACACCTTTTTTATTATTTATTTTAAAAGTAGGATTAGAATTCGCAGTCTCAGTATTTAAGCCAAAACGACTACCAATCTGTCTCTCAAAATACCAATCTCCACCATCACAATAACCCATCTGACCGTTATAAGAAGATCCTTGGTTTAGATAAATTGAAGGTTGTATAGTAAATATTCTTGCGTAATCTAATTCTGAAAATTGTGGAGACAATGCATTGCCATCAATATCAAATAATATCTTACCAGTATTATCTTGAAGATATGCTGCTGACCAGTTTGTTTGTATGTTTTCACTAAGTGGGTGTAACACACCATTTATTTGCTGTGAGATTCTAACCCAGTTTACGTAGTCCGAAGGAAGTATGTATCTAAGCTGATCGTCTACACTTAATTCTAAAACTTTTATTTCTTTAAACGCATCATAGTTTAATTCTTGAATTGCTCTTTTTGCGTGGAATAAAATCTTAAATCTTTCTTCGTTATTTACAAGGCTATGGTTTCCCTGGTACATTAACATAAAATTGTTAACTATCTCAAACAAAGAAATATATTGGTATGATCCCCAATTCTCATCTATAGGATCTAATCCTTCATTTTCATAATACTGATACTGCGATATATATGCCATAATTATTGTTGTTGTTGTTGACTTTCTAGACCTTCAAGCCCTCCTGCAAATTGCACCACCGATGCTTCTCTAATAGACATCCCTGAATATTGTAGTATTTTCTTAACCAGGTTCCCTTCGTCATCTAAAGGCAACTCAAAATCTTGATAGTCAGATTGTGATTGATCAAAAGAAGGTTCTCCGCTAGCTCCTAATGTTGTGTATGTCCACTTAGGAACATTTGGGTATCTTATATATTGAGACAATACTCTTCCTGTCTCAGTAATAGAATTAGGATATGCGTTAAGTAGCAGTGCTTCTTTTGTATAAGCAGGATAAAATAATGATGGAGCTGTAAGTAAAGAGTTATTTAACATAGTTATTTTGCTATGTGTAACCTTTTCAGCCTCTTGAATATCATTCTTATATACTTGGTATACTATTCCTGTAGCATCCCAAACAAGAGTGGTATAAGTACTATTTGTAGTAGTAAATTCTGTCTCACTAAGATTCGAGCTAATCGTAACATATTGAGTTACACCTTGTCTTATTAACGCTACAGTATCTCCAATTTTTACTCCATCTGTTATAAATGTTGCTGAAGCATCAATACATTGGTTATTTCCTCCTGACGTTCCATCTGTGACCCCTGAAGATAATGGTGTTGTATACACCAAAATTTTATTTATTATATAATAATCATCACCAGTAGTTGTTTGTGATGGTAAAAAATATTGATTATCTGTAGGAGAATTTACAGTATTAAGACTTAATGGGTTTGATACTGAAAACATATCAATTACTTCTTCTATTCCTTTAGTAACATCTGCGTATCCAGTTCCGGATTGTCTAGTGTTTTCTTTATTTATTTGGTTGTTGTATTGATAAAAATAATTTTCAAAGATATCCATCTGTGCCTGCTTAGCAAACAGGTTGAAGTCTGACGGAGATATATATCCGTAATTATTTTTATTAAGTACAGACAGTACTGTATTCCTAACTGAGTTAATCATCTTTAAACATTTTCACAAAGATAATGAAAAAAAAAAGACCCCTTCTTTTTGAGAAGAGATCCTTAAAACAAAATAAAATGATATACAAATGTAATACTTTATTTTTAATTTAAAGTAATTTTTCTAGCATTTTTAAAACATCAATTCCATCATCTGATTGAAGGAAGCTTGATACGATAAACATTGGCTCTTCACCGTAAGGTACGTTTAGCATTTTTGTTTTATTAGAAGAGGTATTATACCATACTTCTTTATTGCTCTTTCTAAAGGCTAATAAGCCCTTATCAAAAAATTGTGACACACTAGCTTGTAATTTTAGAGTAGGGTCGTTAATAACCTCTAAAAACGTACTAGGATCGGTCTTAGCATATACCAATATATCTCTCTTTAATTCTGCTGTTGTAATCTTAGATGTGTCTTTATTAAATAGTACTCTACCAATAGATTCAATTTGATCTAGAGATAAGTTACGTGCTTCAATAAGAGCATCCACTTCTGTAGTAAGCCTTTCAACTTCTACCTGCGCATCAACCTCTTTATTAACCTCTATAAAACGCTTACCGTTTAATGGGTGGTAGTAAAGGAACTGTTGTAACTGCGGGTTTTCTTTTGGAACGTGTAAAAAACCATCCTCAAAAATAATTGGTTCTACTATTATATTTCCGTCTTGCTCATCTTCAAATACAGATTTTTGATTACGGGCATAACGAAGTGTTCTGTTAGTGTTATTCTCTTCGTCAAACCATAGTAAAGGAAAATTTGAAGTATGCCTTGTAGGTATCATATAAGATAAAGGCGTTTCTTGACGAGTCAGTTTATAGACCTTATTGGTCTGTGCAATTTTTGTTTTCATTTGATATAATTAAAGTTAAAATTAAATTTGTTAATAATAGGTGGTCGCAAATTACGACCACCCTTATTAAATATTACTTCTTAGTTTTGAAACAAGAAGAAGTTGTTAGCACCTAAAGTACACACTGCTCTTTCAGACAAGAAGTTTACCTCCATTGCATCAAGATCAGAATTCTCAGCTCCACCAGCAGAACCAGTGATCCAAGTTTTGTAACGTCTATCTTCAGTTTCTGAAGCTCTGTAACGTACGTGTAAGAATGGTCTCTTAGCGTTCTTTCCTAAGATTTGATCATAAACAGTAGTAGATCCTGCTGGAACTAATAATCCATTTACTTTCCCTGATCCAGCCACAGATGGTAAACCACCACGCATTGTTGGATCATTTAAGTATTTCCAATCTGATTTGTAGAAATCGTAACCTCTACGGAATCCTGAGAATCCAAGGTTAAGAGCCATATCACGGTCATTTTCAAATAAACCAAAAGAAGCTGCATTTGCTGAAGCTGCTCCGGCGTAACCGTTAATTGTAGCTAACATATCATCAATAGCAAAACCGAAGTCTCTATCAACGAATATTACGTTTTCTTCAATAGAACCTTGCTTGTCTAAACGACCAACAATAGTATCCCATTCAGGAAGAGTCGTTGGGAATCCACCGCCCCAAACGTTTCCACGATTGTTTACTGTGTAGAATACACCTTCAGAACCTTTATTTCCTACGTCACCACCTGCTGCGATTGCTCCAGATGCTGCTTCTGCAGGTACTGCTTCAATCATTGCAGTTTCTAAGTAATCATCAAAATGTAATCTTGTTTCGTGCTCAGATTTCATATACCATAAATAACCATTCGCTCCATTTTCAGTAGTAACTTCTACCCATCCAATTTGAGCCATATCAGAACCTGATACCGCATACTTATCTTTGATAATGATTGGAGAATTCTCGAAGAAGATATCATCAGCTTCCAAAGAACCCTGCATTCCGTTAGTTCCTTTTTTAAATTCAGAACCGTAAATAAATACAGTAAATGTTGCAGCAGCTCCAGCTACCGCTAAACCTGCTCCTTCATAAAACGCAACTGTAAAAGTATCTGCCGCTACACTAACTGCAGTTACGATAGCTTTGTTGTTTGCTCCACCAGCGTTGTCAGTTAACATTACTGTTTGACCAACACGAATAGCTATTGCATTGTCAGCTGTGTATGGAGGAACTCCTACGTCAGCTACTGTAAATGTTGCAACGTCTGCTCCTAAAATAGCAGCTGTAGAACAATTAATGTACTTTGTGTGTAATCTTCCTTGCTCAGCCCATTTGATAAGGTCAGAGTTAGAAGGTATTTCAGCTCCTACCATTCTTAAGAATGAAGATACTGTTCTGTTTCCATAACGCTCGAATTCCTTTTCGTAAGTATCTGGAAGATACTGATTTAAGAAATCAAAGTTGTTAATATAATTTGTTGATGTAGGGACTTGTTG